GCTCAGTGTGCCGCCTACGACCGGCCGAGAAGCAAGTGCCCATCAGCAACGGCCTCAAGCAATGGCGCTGCCAAGTGTGCATTGACCAGCGCAACCCGTCCGGGTTCAAGCTGCGCAAATGAGCACCATTGCAGAGCGCAAGCACATGAGCGCGGTGGCCGATCTGGGTTGCGCCGTGTGCCGCCGCATGGGCTACCCGGGAACACCGGCAGAGATCCATCACAAAAGGGCCGGAATGGGCCTTGGAAGACGCGCAAGCCACTTCGAGGTCATACCGCTATGCCCAGAGCACCATCGCGGCTCTACGGGCCTGCATGGCCTTGGGACCAAGGGATTCCCGAAGCACTGGGGTTTCACTGAGGACGACCTGTTGGAAGACGTGCGGGTGTTGCTTAGGGAAAACACCTAGAAAATATTTTTGCAAAAGGTGTTGACAAGGTTTAAGTTGGTGTTAAACTTCATACATCGACACAGCAATACCGCATAGTCGATTACAGCGAAGGACAGTGAAATGAACAACGACATCAACTTCAACAGCGTCGACACCCTCGGCTCCCTCTTGGCACAGATCGCCGATCTGCAAAAGCAGGCCGACGCCATCAAGGACAGCATCAAAGAGTCCGCCAGCGCAGGCGGTGCCAAGGTCGTCGAAGGGGCGCTCTTCAAGGCCACCTACATCGAGAGCAACCGCTCGGTGTTCGACAAGGACGCATTCATCAAAGAGCACGGCGCTGAGGCATACGCCAAGTTCACCAAGGTGAGCGCAGTGTTCTCGGTCAAAGTCACCAGCAAGTAATCGGGAGGCCACCATGAAATACAAACTCAACGTGGCCCGCGATGTCGACACCGACGAACCCGGTGTCTTCATCCTGAACCTTCCCGGAGGCTGGAAGTTCAATCACGACCCAATGGACCTGTGCCACACCTACGCATACGACAGCATGCGAGAGCTGCGCGAGGACATCAAGAGTTCAGTTGAGCCGTGCGACTGCGCAGAGTGCAAGCGCATGGCCGCCAAAAAGTAAACCAACCGGGGGCTTCGGCCCCCATCTAAAGCGAAAGGAAAGCGAAATGGATAATTTCATAGCAGTAGGCCTTGCAGAGGGCTTCATCGAGGCAGAGAGCGAAGAGCAGGTGTTGGCCGCGTGGCAGCACCTTGTCGACACCGGCATGGCGTGGCGGTTGCAAGGCTGGTTCGGCCGCACGGCTCGCGACTTGATCGACCAAGGCCTGATCGAGGTGGCAGCATGAAGCACGCAGCCGTCCAATACATCAGCCTCGGCTACAAGTACGAGAAGGCCAAGTCAGCAGAGGCTGGCCAAGCCGCCGCGCAGGCCATCAGAAGCCTGCTAGAGGCCGAAACAATCGAGGACAGGACCGAGGCCCGCTACTTGGTCGAACGAGGCCGCCAAGAGGCGCGTCAGGGGGTTGCAGCATGACCGACGTGACCAAAGAAGAGCTGCTCGATTGTTTTGCAACTGAGGCAATGAAGTCGCTCGTTGACCGGGCCAGTGGGGTAATGAACCCTTACCAACTTGCCGAGCTGGCTTATACCGTTGCGGAGCGTATGGTTGAGCGACGCCAAAAAATTCTGCATCAATGGAAGTTGGACGAAGACGTTGTGCAGCACGGCATTGAGAAGTTGAACCTGACTGTCAGGACAGAACGATGCTTGAAGGCTGAGGGCATTCTCACAATCCAGCATTTGTGCGGCTGCACTGAAAGCAGGTTGTTGAGGCTTCCAAATCTGGGTCGCAAAAGTTTGAATGAAATTATTGAACAATTGGCCGCTCAAGGCTACGAATTAAGGAGCAACAGATGACTGCCCCACACGTCGTTCACAACGTCAAGACTGGCTGCATGGAATGCACGCACTGCGGGTTCCAGCAGGCCGTCAAGATGCCTATCCCCATCGACGAGATGCTGACCACCATGGATGCGTTCCTCGCGCACCACGGGGCCTGTAAAGCGCCCGCAGCCGAGACGGTGATGTCTGAGTACATCAAAGGGTTTGACGCCGGTTACGGCTATGTGCTGGTCGAGATCGAGCGCTGGATCAAGCAGCACGAGCACGAGCCGCGAGTCACTCAACCCATTGAGACCCTGCTGGCGCACCTGAAAATGGAAGGTAGGGAAAGTACCTAGAAAATATTTTGGTTGGAAGTGTTGACACCGTTTAATTTGGTGTTAAACTTCCAATCACTGCAATAAGCAGGTAACAGCGAAACGAAAGCGAGATCATCATGGAAAAAGCAAACTTCAGCCAGCTCCTCAAAGACGCCGTCAACCAGCCCGGCATCATCAGCAAGTGCTACAGCACGTTCCACGGCTACAGCATCGGCAACCAACTCTTGGCATGGGTGCAGTGCGTTGAGCGCAACATTCCCCTTGGCCCCATCGCCACCTACAAAAAGTGGTCCGAGCTGGGCCGTCAAGTCACCAAGGGCCAGAAGGCCATCGCCTTGGTGATGCCCGTCACCATCAACAAAAAAGACGCCGCAGGCGAAAAGACCGGCGACGTGTTCAGCATGTTCGTGCTGCGCAATAACTGGTTTGTGTTGAGCCAGACCGAAGGCGAGGACTACGTCAACGAGGTGGTCATCCCCGCATGGGACAAGGCCAAGGCGCTGGCCAAGCTGGACATCAGCGAAGTGCGCTTCGACCACGCCGACGGCAACTGCCAAGGCTACGCCAGCGGCCGCACCATCGCGGTCAACCCCGTGGCCGTGCTGCCCCACAAAACCCGCTTCCACGAGCTGGCCCACGTTGTGCTCGGTCACACCACCGACGAGGTCATGGCTGACAGCGAAGTGACACCTCGCGACATTCGCGAAGTCGAGGCCGAGAGCGTGGCCTACATTCTGTGCAGCCTGCTGGACCTGCCCGGCCTGCACGAGTCACGCGGCTACATCCAAAACTGGCTGCAAGGCGCAGAGGTCAGCGACAAGTCGGCCCAGCGCATCTTCAGCGCGGCCAACAAGATTCTCGAAGCTGGCCAAGACGAGTAAGGGTAAGTCCCTAGAAAATAATTTGATTGGAAGCTTGACACGGTTTAATTTGGTGTTAAACTTCCAATCACTGACACAGCAAACGCATAGTCAGCTAACAGCGAAGGAAAGTGAAATGAGAGCAGTCGAAATCAAAACAAACAAAAACGGTGTCAAGTACGGCCTGTTTGCCGTTCACACTGGTTTGTCCGCAGACGCTGACGATTGCACCTACGCGGTGTACAAGCTGTGCGAAAACTACAACCGCCACGTCAAGGGCGGCATCGCCAAGACATGGCGCTATGTCGAGCGCGGTCTGTCGTTCGAGGCCGCGCTGGCCCTTTTCACCAAGCGTTCTAAGTAAACCAACAGCGAAGGAGTTCACCATGTCATACATTGCAGAAATCGAGTCCCGTGTTGCAGGCATTCCTTGCGTCATTGGCGTCACCCACTTTGAGAGCGTGCGCGGCTCATACAGCTACCATGCCGCCAGCGACTGGGACTACCACGGCTACACCGAGGCCGAGTGGGAAGTGCTGGACCGTCGTGGCCGCCCTGCCCCATGGCTGGCCAAGAAGCTGTCTGACAAGGACGAGTCCCGCATCGAAAAAGAAATCTCAGAATATTTTCAATGAGCTGTTGCAGCCTTGAAAATTTAATGTACAATTAAACCACTGCAACCCGCAGGCAACATTGAAGGACAGCGAAATGACACAAGAAATCGAAACAACCATCTACACCGAAGACGACGTGCGCTTGCATGTCAGCGAGTGGGACGACGGCGGCGCATGGATTCGCCTCAGCGCCCGCCACGGCTCGATGTCCACGGCTCTGACCCGTGCCGAGGCCGAGCAATTGTTGGCTGGCCTGCAAGCCGTTTTGGCCAAAGAGGTGGCAGCATGAACTACGGTCAATGGCACGAGGTGTTCACCAACAAGGTCAAGGGCTACGACTGGCACACATGCCGTCGCGCCTTGTTCGACTGCCACGACACGCTGGCGCTGCACAAGGACCTGTCGACCGACGACGCCTACTACATCAAGCTGTGGGCCGAGATCGACGCCCTGCGTGAGCGCCAACAGAAGCTGGCCAAGGTGGCGGCATGAAAGTTAAAGACCTGATCGAGCGGCTCAAGGCGTTTGACCCTGAGCTTATGGTGGTGCGCCCCGGGTACGAGGGCGGCGTCACTGAGGTTGATCGCCTGAACGTCATTTTGATTGCGCTCAACGTCAACGAGGAGTGGTATTACGGCGAGCACGACAGCGTGGATGACACGACAAAATGGCCTAAACATGAACATGCGCAAGCATTGGAGTTGCTATGAACAAGCACGAGATCGACGAAATGATGCGTCATTTACCAAGCCAGCAGCGCGAAGAAACATTGATTGAACGCTGTATAATTGGTACAATGTTCATCGTGTTTTTGGTATTGCTGATGATGCTGCCCGAGCTGTATCGATAACCGAACTAAAACCGAATCGGTTCCCCCGACCGTAGAACAAAACGGGGGCCAAAGAATACTTAAAGCGATCCGAAAGCGAAGAGAAACCGAATCGGTTTCGACCAGCACAAGAGGCTGGGAACACAAAACAAATCGGAGAGCCACATGGCAGAACGCATCTACATCGTCCACGGTCCCCAAGGGACCCGCCTCGTCAAAGCCAGCTTGCGCCAGCAGGCACTGAGCCACGTCGCGAACAGCACCTTCAACATCCGCGTTGCGTCACAGGACGACCTCGTGCAGGCCATCACGGCCGGGACTAAGATCGAGCAATATCGCGCACCAGAGCAGGCCGACCTGCTTGATGCAGCCGAATAGCGAATCGGTTACGATAACGGCAAGATCAACGGACGAGGACTACGGTCATGCCAGAAACCGCCGCAAAGCCACCAAAACGAGCCACAGCAGCTCAAACGCCCAAGGCTAAGGCCAAGGGTGCAGCAACGCCCGCGAGCGCCCCAAAAGCCCCAAAGAAGATGGGAGCACCAAAAGGATCGGGATCAAAGTACACCGAAGAGATAGCAGACCAGATCTGTGACCTCGTCTCCAATGGGGTGAACCTTCGCAAGGTCTGTCGCATGGAGGGGATGCCAGCGTGGCGCACTGTCTACGATTGGGTTGTGGATAAGCCTGACTTTGCCGCACGCCTCGCACGCGCACGCGAGATGGGCTACGACTCACTGGCCGAGGAGGCCCTCGAGATCGCCGACACGCCCAAGCTGGGAGCCAAGAAGGTTTTCAGTTCTGGTTCGGAGGAGGG